TCCTGCGCATCAAGAAGGAAGCAGACAAGACAGCGATCAAGGATGTCCTGAAGGCCGGTGCAGCGGTTGCCGGAGCGCATCTGGAAGACAAGCAGAGCATGAGCATTAAGTGAGGTGAGTGGCATCAAAGCATTAATCAAAGGCTATACAGATTATTTGGTATTTGATGATGGACGAGTGTGGAGCAACAAGAGCAACAAGTTTTTAAAACCGGCATACACACAAAGCGGATATGCGTCCGTTGAACTGTTTAATGATCATGGTAGCAAACGAAAACTTGTACATCGGCTTGTAGCAGAAGCATTTCTTCCAAATCCGCAGATGCTCCCACAGATTAATCATAAAGACGAGAATCCTAAGAATAATCACCTGAATAATCTGGAATGGTGTACTGCAAAGTACAACATGCATTATGGGAACGGAGCGAAAACAAGGCATTTGAAGATTGACTATTCAAAGCCATGTTACAGAGAAAACGCAATTAAAAATGGAAAAGTAGTTTCTAAACCAACGCTTCAATATGACAAAAATGGAAATCTCATTAAAAGATATGAATCCGCAAAAAGTGCAGGCGATGCAACCGGAATAGATTACAGACATATCGTTTCATGCTGCAACAAAAAGAAATATCGACATACCGCTGGCGGGTTCAGATGGGAATATGAAAGGAGTGATGACTTATTGCAATTCCATGCTTAATCATCGGCAAGAGCGGAGCCGGAAAATCCACTTCGATGCGTAACTGCGCAGGAAACGATGAGTGGAATCTGATCCGTGTTCTGGACAAGCCGTTGCCTTTCAAAGGCAAGATTAACGGATGGCCGACCGATGACTATCTGACGGTCATGAAGTGTCTGGCTGCATCCAAGGCACACAACATCGTGATTGATGATGCCGGATATCTTATCACAAACACGTTCATGCGTGGTCACAGCGACATCGGATCTGGCAACGCACAGTTCCAGTTTTACAACAAAATGGCCGACAACTTCTGGAACCTGATCATGTTCATCATCAACAAACTCCCTCCCGATAAGATCGTATACGTGATGATGCATGAGCAGCAGGATGACTTCGGCAATATTCGTCCGAAGACAATCGGCAAGCTCCTTGACGAGAAGGTAACAATCGAAGGCATGTTTACCATCGTCCTGAGAGCGGTAAAGGACTCAAACGGATACGCCTTCATCACACAGAGTGAGGACATGGCGGTCAGCAAGAGTCCGATGGGTATGTTTGAATCCGAGCGGATCGATAACGATCTTGCTCTGGTGGAAAAATCAATTCGGGAATTCTATGAGATTCCCATCATTACCAAGGAGGTAAAGAAGAATGCAGAAACCTAATGGTTACGATGAAGCTTCAACAATGGGTATGAAGGAGCCGATCACTCCTGGCGGACATCACCTGATTATCAAGCAGGTCACAGAGACGGTCAGCAGTACCAACAAGCCGATGATCGTTGTCCTGTTCGACTTCGACCAAACGGATAAACAGGCCGGTCTTCTGATGAAGGAATTCAAGGATGATGACCGGAAGGATAAGAAATGGCCACATCGTGGTAGCCAGTACATCATGGTCAATGATTATCAGGATGAGTCCAAGACAAGCAGAGCATACAAAACATTCTGCACCTGCTTTGAGCAGTCCAATGGCGTGAAGATCAACTGGGTGGAAGACTCTGCTGCGTGGGCAAGTCAGTTCAAGAACAAGAAGATCGGTGGAGCCTTCGGAGTAGTCCACGATGTCTATCAGGGCAAGGAACTGGTGAAGACGGAGCTGCGGTGGTTCATCTCCGACAACAAAGTTGAAGCCTGTGAGATTCCGATGGAGAAACTGCTGTCCGAGAACAAGAAGAAGGAACTGGCAGCAGGTGGTTCTAACACTGCTCCGGCTACTGACGGTGACTTCGTTAACATTCCCGACAGCATTGACGATGAACTGCCGTTTCGCTGATGGTTACAATTCAGTGCGATACCAGAGAACACTCTGGGCAGATAGAGCGGATTGAGCAGCAGTTTGATGCTCTTGGCGTAAAGCACTTCCGGTCGAAGCTTTGGGTGGGTGACTACCAGTCTTTGGACAATCTGAGACTGGTGGTCGATAGAAAGAAGGATCTGCAAGAACTGGCAGGCAATGTCTGTCAACAGCATGAGCGGTTCCGTGCGGAGCTTATCAGAGCGCAGGAAGCCGGAATTCAAATCGTGATCCTGTGTGAGCATGGTGGGAGCATCAAGACTCTGGAAGATGTGTACTTCTGGGAGAACCCACGCAGGCGCACAAGTCCAGGAGCCATCAGTGGACAGAGGCTGTTCAAGGTACTGAATACCATGCAGGAGAAGTACGGAGTTCAGTTTGAGTTCTGCGACAAGCGACAGACCGGCAGACGGATAGTGGAGATTCTGACAGATGACCATTGAGGAGATAAAACAGCAATACAGTATGCGTGATGTTGTAGAGCGGTACGGTTTATACCCGAACAGGGCAGGATTCCTGCACTGCCCCTTCCATGAAGGAGATCGCACAGCATCGCTGAAGATATACAAGGACAGCTTCTATTGCTTTGGATGCCACGCACATGGCGATATCTTCAGTTTCGTTCAGCGCATGGATGATTGCTCCTTCAAAGAAGCATTCAAGTCGTTAGGTGGCGAATCTGGTCATCTGTCGGACGCTGCCATCACTCGCATTGCTCGCCGGAAGCGTGAGGCGAAACAGCACAAGCAGCGTCTTGACGGTGCATTAAAGAACACCAAAGATGCATCGAATGAATATTACGATGCGCAGCAGGCTCTGAAAGAACTTGAACCGTTCTCAGATGAATGGTGTGCTTTGCAGAATCACATCCAGGCTCTCCAACGTGATGCGGACTCATCGCTTGAGACATATCTGGACACAATCAGTGAAGGTAAATAATGGATATCTCAACATTGACAAAAGAAGAACTTCTCTCTGCCGATTTAGTCGAAGAGATATTCGAAGAAGAGGACTTAACGGTCAGAGAGGAGACAATAGCTGCCTTCCAGGAACGTGCGAAAGTACTTGGATGCAAGGGATCGTTTACGGATCTTGTTAAGGCACAGAAGCGAAAGATCAAAGAAATCCGCAAGCAGATGAAGCAAGAGACTTCTGAGTTGCCTGTGGAACAACACACGTACACGATTGCGCTGGACGATGATGACATCGTCACATACAACACCGGCAGATGGGTTGTATCGGATAATGGCATCGTCACTCACAGCAAGGATCTGATTGTGGTTGCGTCATACTATCCGATCATCATCACGAAATGCTATGTGAATCGGGAAAACGCAAAAGAGAAAGTGTCTTTGCGGTGGCGCAAAAAAGGAACGACCAAGACGATGATTGTAGATCGCAGCTCTATCAGTTCCAGCTCAGAAATCGTGAAGCTGTCTATTACTGGGTTTCCGGTCACATCAGAAAACGCCAGATTTATCGTGCAATATCTGACAGACTTTGAGGCGCTGAACAACATAGAGACGGAACTGTGTACAAGCAAATACGGATGGATCGATGACAAATTCGTACCATATACGGACAAGATCATGTTTGACGGGTCATCCGACATCAAGTTCCTGTCAGACTCCGTCCAGACACATGGAGATTACCGTGAATGGATGAAGACTGTTCGGGAGATTCGTGCATCTGGCAGAAAAGAGCCACTGATTTATCTGGCTGCATCATTCGGGAGCATACTCCTGTATGGGTTGAATATAGATCCGTTCATCGTGAATCTGTACGGGGATACCGGCAAGGGAAAAACGGTCACCCTCATGCTTGCAGCTTCTGTCTGGGCAAACCCTTCGGGAAGGGGATACATTTCAGAGTCAACGAGTACCAGCAATGCTCTGGAGATAAAGCTGAATGCGCTGAATCATCTCCCATTGATGATCGATGATCTGTCCAAGATCCGCACGAATGACAAAGAAAAGCTTGCTGACATTATCTACATGATGTGCGCCGGTGGCGGAAAAAACAGGCTGAAGAGGTCCCTTGAGATGAGAGACACATCGACCTGGAAGAATATCATTTTGAGTAACATTGAGCGTCCATTGGCAGATGAAACGATGAAGGCCGGTGCGCTGAACAGGGTCCTGGACTTCCAGATTGAAGCTGGCGATATATACCGGGACGGCAATGCGGTGGTCAATTCCATCGTAACGCATTACGGACATGCAGGCATTGTTTTTGTCGATGTGGTGAATCGGATTGGATGGGATGCGATAAGGGAGAAGGTTGCCTATTATCGGAAAGTCATAAAAGAACAGGCAATGCTGCTTGGCGAGGAGAAGGAAGATAAGCAGATGATCCCATTGGCTGTGCTTCTGACAGCGGACTGGATGACAGAACAGGAAATGTTCAAGGATGGCATCCGCCTGGATTTCGATTACTGTTTGCGATCAATCAAAAGCAAGAACCAGGTTTCCGAGATGGAGAGGGCGTACAAACATTTCGTAGATGCGTACCACATCAATCAGAGCAAGTTCGATCCGTTGGTTGAGATCGGAGAAAAATGGGGGCGGAAGATATCAGATTATTACGTGGCTGTCATACCGTCAGCACTAGAAAGGATCGGGCAATTTTACAATTTCAATGTGGCTCAGTTTATCTCATGGTGCAAAGAGACGGGCAGGCTGTCTTTCGAAACCAAAAGAAACCAGAAGCAGGTCACTATCAACGGTGACCGGTTGAGATGTTACGTGATCAGGGTGGATGAATCCATGAGTGATGACACGTACATTCAGGGAGAGCCGGATCTTCTGCCGGACGAACCGTTACCGTTCGATATCCCAAGGTAAAACAAAATGGATGAATGGAAGATAAAAGACGAACATTTGAAAACCATGTCGGCTTTCATGTCAGATTTTTGGTTGATGATCAAGGCAAGTTACGAAATGCCGGAAGATGATGACGAGGTAGATCACTATTGGTCAACACTCGTTAAGTGGGCGGATGCTCTTGGCAAAAAGTATGATGGTGATCCTGTCATCTCTGGCATGATTGTAGGTTATTTGGATGGGCAGAGCATCAAATCCAATAACCAGAAAATCAAAGTGGAATTGATAGATACATAAAACACCACCGTCTGAATTTTGTTTACCAACCGTAGACGGCTCCGGTACAGCTTTTGCCGATAAGGTGGCGGTTGGAGATAGGTTTCCTTTCTGTGGAGGGGCCGGCAGGTGTGACAGCCTGTCGGTCCTGCGGAGATAGTGAGGTGAGACATGTATGGAGATTAAAGAGATGGCAGATGACACAATCAGCCGTAAGGCGGCGATTGATGCAATGGAGGGCGTTGATTGGTATCACATCGACAGCGATGGACAGTTGACACACGGTGCGAACAGTGAAGAACACGAACCGCTGTACAAGGCAAAGGATGTGTACAAGGTGT